AATCTTCAGCAGCTTGGTGGGCAAATAAAGTTTTTTGGGCAGGAAAAGGTGGAAGTACTAAACGACCACCAAGGTCTCAAAAACACGTTAAGGGAATAAAAAGAAGAAGATGAAATTTGATGATGATAACTTTGAAACAGACGGAAGAAAACTATGGCTAGATGAAGCCGTTACACATAGCACTACTTTTTTAAATAGAGTTATGGATACTGAAGAAAAACGTGAACTATCACCGTCAGAGAAAAACTTAAAAGATATTACGGCTGCTTATTTATACCTCTATAATGTTGTTGAGGAACAAAAACTACTAGAGGGAACTGAAAATTTATTTAATAACCAAACTATACATTGATTGAAGTAAGTAGAAAAGACATAGTTTACAATGACTTAGTAAACTATAATAGCGAAGACAGATTTATCAAGTTGCCTATTCATGGCTATCTTGACTTATTAGGTATTACACCTAATACATCACAAAATGCAATTATAAATGCTATTAATAACCCTAAATATAGATTTGTATGCGCAGCAATCTCACGTAGACAAGGAAAAACTTATATCTCAAATATAATTGGACAACTCGTTTGTCTAGTTCCTGGTAGTCATGTACTACTAATGTCACCAAACTACTCCTTATCACAAATATCCTTTGATTTACAAAGAAATCTTATCAAACACTTTGATTTAGAAGTGATAAGAGACAATGCAAAAGATAAAGTTATTGAACTATCTAATCAATCTACTATAAGAATGGGTTCAGTGAATCAAGTTGATTCAGTTGTTGGTAGAAGTTATGATTTAATAATATTTGACGAAGCAGCACTAGTAGACGGAAAAGATGCTTTCAATGTCGCACTACGTCCTACACTAGATAAAGAAAACTCAAAAGCAATATTTATTTCTACACCTCGTGGAAGAAATAATTGGTTTGCAGATTTTTACTATAGAGGATTTAGTGAAGAATATCCAGAATGGATGTCTATCCGTGCTACTTGGGAAGAAAATCCTAGAGTATCTGAACAAGATATTGTAGAAGCAAAAAAGACAATGTCAGAGGCAGAGTTCAATCAAGAGTATAATGCAGACTTCAATGTTTATGAAGGACAAATATGGGCATTTAATCATGAAAAATGTATTGCAAACTTAGAAGAGTTTGATACTAAAAATATGGATATATTCGCAGGAATGGACGTGGGTTATAAAGACCCTACAGCTTTCTGTGTTATTGCCTATGACTGGACAGAACAAAAATATTATCTTTTAGATGAATACTATGATAGTGAAAGAACAACTGAGCAACATGCAGTAGAAATTAGAAAATTAATTGACAAATATGACATAGATTATATTTACATTGACTCTGCTGCCCAACAAACTCGTTTTGATTTTGCTCAAAATTATGATATAACAACCATAAATGCGAAAAAATCGGTACTTGATGGTATAGGCCATGTTGCAGGAATAGTTGATAATGATAGTTTAGTGGTTTCTGGTCGTTGTAAAGAAGCTATACTAAGTTTAGACCAATATCAGTGGGATCCAAATCCTAATTTGATGAAAGAGAGACCAAAGCATAACCATGCATCTCACATGGCTGATGCTCTTCGTTATGCTTTGTATACGTTCGAGACAACTGCCACATCGTTCTAATGATAACCATAGAAAAATATTCCTTGACAAGAGGTTAAATTTTTAGTATAATTCTATTAAGAGTAAAACATGAAATTAAAGAGAGATTTAGTTAAATATGTCAGAGACAAGGCTAAATCAAAATATAAGAAGGCAAACCACTGTTATATATGTGGCAGTACTGATGAACTAGATTTTCATCACTATTACGGATTAACAGACCTTCTAGAAAAGTGGATTAATGATAAAGAACTTGATGTTCAAACAGAACAAGATATATTAAATATTCGTGAGGAATTTATCAGAGAAAACAAAGAACAAATTTTTGACGAAGCAGTTACGCTTTGTCATAAGCATCATCTCAGGCTACATTCAGTCTATGGTAAGAAACCAAAGCTGATACATGCTCAAAAGATGAAAAGATGGGTAGAGATACAAAGAGAGAAACATGGCTTGGTATGATTTTTTATTAGGAAGAGACGAAAAACAAAATCCTTCACAATATATAATTTCTAGAAATGAAGGAATGACGATAGATTCCAGAGAGAATCGTGTCAGTTACAAAAATGCATATGAAAGACTAGAAGTAGTTAATAGAGCCGTCAATATGATTGTTGATGATGTATCTGAAATTCCTTTTGTAGTTAATGAACCAATAAATGGAATTGAAGGTAATATAAAAAACATTCGTAGGTCAAGAGTAAATTTACTACTTAATAGAGAACCTAACCCTTTTCAAGACGTTAGTTCTTTTAAAAGAAATTTAATTATTGATTTATTAATTGATGGAAATATATTTATATACTTTGATGGTGTTCATCTGTACCATCTACCTGCAGATAAGGTAACTGTGTACTCTGATGAGAACACTTATGTTGAAAAGTACACTTATGATAATAGTGTAGATTACAGACCAGAGGAAATAATACATATAAAAGAAAATAGTTTCCATTCAATTTATAGAGGTGTCCCTAGACTCAAACCAGCAGAAAGAACTATGCAACTGCTAACAAGTATGAGAGATTTCCAGGACAACTTTTTCAAAAATGGTGCAGTTCCAGGATTAGTACTAAAAAGTCCTAATACTCTTTCTGAAAAAATAAAAGAAAGAATGTTACAGGCTTGGAGTATGAGATACAATCCTAAAACAGGTGGAAGACGACCACTTGTACTTGATGGAGGATTAGAAGTTGATGCTCTAACAGAAATCAATTTTAAGGAACTGGACTTTCAAGAATCAATAAAAGCAAACGAAAACATTATATTAGAGGCACTTGGAGTACCACCAATTCTTATGGATAGTGGTAATAATGCAAATATAAGACCAAACCACAGATTATACTATTTGGAAACAATACTACCAATAGTTAGAAAAATGGTATCTGCATTTGAAAGATACTTTGGATTTGGTCTAAGTGAAGATTTAACAGGGATTCCTGCTCTACAACCAGAGTTGAGAGACCAGGCTTCGTACTATGCAACACTTGTAAATACAGGTATATTGACACCGAATGAAGCAAGAGAAGCACTTGGTAAAGAAAGTGTAAATGGTTTTGATACTCCTAGAGTACCTGCGAATATAGCAGGTTCAGCAGTTAATCCAGAATTGGGTGGTAGACCCGAAGGAGAAGAAAATGAATAGAACTGCAATTATAAGCAAACTTGGAGACTATTTTATGAAGAAAGGCAAAGTACTTTCTATCAAAGAGTATAAAGCAGCAAAAGATGTTCCTATGAGATTACTACAAGTTAAAAGATTATTTAATTCTTGGAGTAGAATGGAGCAGTTAGTAAATAAAGCATTTCCAGAAATAGGTACTATTGTACCTGAAGTCAAAGCAGCACCTAAAAAGGTAGCGAAAAAGGTAGTAGAAGATGAGTAATAAAATTTTTAACTTTGTTTCAAACTTTAAAAATCTTGGAGAACAAGAAGATGGAAGTGTTGAAATCAAAGGATCAGCTAGTACAAATGCATTAGACAGAGCTGGGGATATAATAGAACATGATGCATGGTTAAAAAATAATGGATTAAAAAATTATGAAAATAATCCAATAATTCTTTTTAACCATGATTATAACAGACCGATAGGTAGAGCAAAGAGTGTGACAGTAGACGAGAATGGTTTACAACTTCATGCAAAAATTGCTAAATCTGCAGGTGATGTTAAAGAATTAGTTAAAGAGGGAGTCCTTGGTGCCTTTAGTGTCGGTTTCAAGGTCAAGGACGCCGAGTATATGACAGAAACTGACGGATATAGAATCAAGGACGCAGAGTTATTTGAAGTATCTGTTGTCTCAGTTCCTTGTAATCAAGGAGCAACTTTTTCATTAGCAAAAAGTTTTGACAATGAAGCAGATTACAGAAAATTTCACGAGTCTTTAAGGGCTGGCTCTACTGAAATAGCAGACGCTGTTGAAGTAAAGCAGCCAAGTGGGGAGAAATCCCAAAAGGAGAAAATTATGTCGGAAGATGTAAAAAACGTCTCTCCTGAAGGCTTCGATCTTGAGGCATTTGCTCAAAAAGTAGCGGGTGAAACTGCTGCTAAAATCGCAATGCAACAAGCAGAGCAGAAAGCCAAAGAAGCAAAGGAAATGGAAGAAAAAGAAGTTTCTGAAGCTGAAGAAAAGGCTGCTGTAGAAGCAAAACAGGAAGACCAAAAATCAATCGTAACATCAGTAATGACTGGTGCGGAACAATTGATGTCCGATCTTGAGACAAGAGTTAACGAAAAGCACGAAGATTTAGAAAGTGTTGTTAAAGAACTTGAATCTCAATTAAGTGAAAAATCCGAAGAAGTTATGAAAATGAGAGAATCCAAAAGAGTTTTCTCAGATAGAGGTAGCTCAGATTGGAAAAAAGCTTTTGAACAGGATATCTTGGACGCGAAGTTTGCAGGTGTTGCAACAGGAAAAGGTTGGAATAATGATTACGCTAAAAATGTAATGGAGAAGGTAAATGAGCACTCAGGTATTCAAGTATCTTCTGCAGACTTTGAGCAGATTGTTTCAACAAATGTTGAGAGAGACATTCAAAACGAACTAGTATTGGCACCATTATTTAGAGAAATCGTAATGAATTCTGCTAACATGATAGTTCCAATATTGCCAGATTCAGGTTATGCTGAATTTGCATCAGCTCAAACCGCAGGTGGTTCTTCACCTCACGGTAACTTAGCACAAAGAGGAGATACTTATGGTTCACCTTTTGGTGGTATAGATTTAGCTGAAAGAACTCTTTCAACAAAGAAACTTATTTCTCAATCATTCTTAGGTAATGAAACAGAAGAAGATGCAATTATGCCAATACTTCCTTTAATTAGAGAGTCAATGGTAAGATCTCATGCTAGAGCAATCGAAAATGCTATCCTAGCAGGTGACGACGCTGATGGTGCTTTTGGTACATCAGGTGCAGCTTTTGAAGGCTTATTACACTTAGCAAGAAACGATTCAGACTTTACACAATCATCAACTGCATTTGCAACTGATACTGTAACAGCAGCTGAATTGCTTTCAATGAGAAAAAATATGGGTAAATATGGTGTGAATCCAAGTGAAGTAGTTTATGTTGTTTCACAGAGAACATACTATGAACTACTAGAAGATTCTGAGTTCCAAGACGCTAACCTAGTTGGCGACATGGCAACTAAGCTATCTGGTGAAATCGGACAAGTGTTCGGTTCAAGAGTTATCCTTTGTGATGAATTCGCTTCACCAGCAGTTAGTAAGTTCGCAGCTATCGCTGTGTACCCAAGAAACTATGTAATTCCAAGATTAAGAGGAGTTACAATCGAGTCTGACTACGAAGTAGCAAACCAAAGAAGAGTCCTAGTGGCTTCTCAGAGACTAGGTTTTATTGACCTAATCGATGGTGCAACTTCTAAGTGGGGACACATGTACAAAGCTTCTTAATAGCTTTACTACGGTTTTGTGGGGTTACCTTAAACCCCACACTTTTTGAGATATGGCAGTAATAACAGGCGGAACAAATTTAATAACCTTACAGCAGTATAAAGACTTTGCTGGGTTATCTGGTATGTCAGATGATGCAAGAATCAATACTATTATACCAGCAATTAGTCAGTCTGTAAAAAGATACTGCGGTATGTCATTTTTGGACTACTATAGTTCAAATAAAACAGAATTTTTTGATATAAAAGATAACATGACAAATGCAGTTATGTTAGATGAAAGCCCACTTGTCTCCATAGTGTCAGTAGAAGAGAGAGGTTCACAAGCTGATAGCTATGTTACATTAATAAGCGAAAACTCAGATTCAAGTGGAAAATATGACTTTACAGTAGACTTTGAGTCAGACACAATTTTTAGAACAACAGACACAGCAGATAAAATGTTTCCGAAAGGAAGAAAAGCAGTAAAAGTAGTGTATAAAGCTGGTTACGCTTCAACACCGTCAGATATACAACTTGCATGTTTTGATTTGGTAAAATACTACTTAAAAGATGAAAGAAAAGAAAGATTAAATATTGGTGGAGCTACTATTCAAAATCAAATTAGTAGTTCTATAAGGGATAATATAGATTTCCCAGATTATATCAAGAGAATACTTGATATGTATAAGGTTTATAAATAATGGCAA